TCCCATGTGGTAGTAGCGAAAGAAGGTGATCAGATCAAGACAATCCGTTTTGGGCAGCAGGGCGTTAAAGGTTCACCACCGAAAGAAAACGAAAGCAAGGCAGATGCAGCCAGAAGGGCAGCATTTAAGGCTCGACATGCTGCGAACATAGCCAAAGGCAAATTGTCTGCGGCTTGGTGGTCTTCAAAGGTAAAATGGACATAACATGCCACTAAAAACTGGTTACGGTAAAAAGACGATAGCATCCAACATCAAGACAGAGCTTAAGGCTGGCAAGTCTCAAAAGCAGGCTGTTGCCATAGCAATAAGTGCTGCTGAGAAGGCTAGACGCAAAAAGAAGTAACTGTGATAAGATAAGTTGTATCGCTCCCTGTGGGGGCATGACCTTATGGCTGGGGGCTAAAAGGTGAGCAGACCTTCTGAATACAATCCTAAATATTGCGCTATTGCCAAAAAAATGTGCGAACTTGGCGCAATAGACAAAGACGTTGCACAGGCTCTTGGCGTAACAGAGCAAACAATCAATAACTGGAAAGTGGCAAACCCTGAGTTTTTTGAGTCCCTAAAGATTGGCAAATCTCAGGTGGACGAAAGGGTCAAGCAATCACTAGTACACAGAGCAATGGGCTACACACACACTGAAGATGATATCCGCATCATAAACGGTGAAATTGTTATAACCCAGACTGTCAAACATTACCCGCCAGACACAACCGCTTGCATTTTTTGGCTCAAGAACAGAATGCCAGACGAGTTTAGAACAAACCCAGATGTCGGCAATGACGAGATTTTAAGCAAATCAATTGAGATAGTCCGTGCGACTAAGCCTGTCTGAACCTCAAGAGGAGTTTGTGTTCTGCGAACAACCTTATCCAGCTATGGTGGCCGGACTTGGTGCAGGCAAAACCCAAGCTGGCATAGTCAGAAACCTGCTTAAGATGCTGCAAACCCCAGGCATTGACACAGCCTATTACATGCCGACTTATGACTTGCTAAAACTGAGAGCAATGCCAGGCGCACAAAAAATTATTTCAGAGCTTGGCCTTAAGCACACAATCAACAATTCCAGCTACACGATAAAGATCAAAGGCTACGGCAAGATGATCTTCCGCAGCTATGACAAGCCAAGCAGGATCGTGGCTTATGAAGTTGCACACAGCATCGTGGACGAGCTTGACACACTGCCAAAGGACAAGGCTGAAGAAGTCTGGCGCAAGGCAGCAGAGCGCAACCGGCAGAACTGCGGCCAACAGAACACGATGGGCAACGTAACTACACCAGATCAGGGCTTTAGCGGCTTCACTTACCAAAAGTGGGTCAAAAAAGCACAAGATGGCTATCATCTAATCAAAGCAGCAACATCATCAAATATTTACTTGCCAGAAAAGTACATTGAGGATATTCGCAAAAACTACGACCCGCTGCTGGCAGAGATGTACCTTAACGGCGATTTTGTTAGTCTAAGCCAGAACAAGGTGTACCATTTCTTTGACCGGCACAAGCATCACACAACAAGGGTTTTGACAGCAGATGACAGGGCAATCTATGTCGGACTGGATTTTAACATTGGCGGCTGCGCTGCTAACCTTTGGCTGATCGAGAACAATAAGCCCGTGGCAGTGGATGAGTTTGTGGCTCACGATACCCGCGACATCTGCAACAGGCTGGATCGCTACAGGCAAGGCGGCCGGATGATAACTGTCTACCCAGACGCATCAGGCAGGGCTGGCAGAACCAACGCAAGCCAGTCTGATATTCAGATAATAGAGCAGGCTGGCTACCGTGTGGACGCTCCTAATGCAAATCCGGCAATTCGTGATAGAATTAACGCAGTCAACGCTTTGTTTGCACATGATCGCATCAGTATTAACACTGACAGATGCCCAATGCTGACAGATGCGCTTGAGTCGCAAGGCTACGATGCGAAGGGTGAGCCGGAGAAATACAACGATCACCCGTCCATTGATGACTACACAGATTCAATGGGTTATTTCCTGCACAGGAGATTCCCACTGGTTCGCCCAATATCACAGGCGAGGATTGCAGGCATATGATCACAAAGAACTATACCGGCGTATCAACGCCACATCCGGCTTATGAAAAGAACCTGCCTTTGTGGGATCGGTGCATTGATGCCTCAGAAGGCCAGTATAAAATCCATGAGAAAAATACTGCTTATCTGCCAAGATTGCGCTTTGAAGAGCAAAACGACTACGAGACAAGGCTGAAGAGAACTCCATTTTTTAATGCTACTTGGCGAACCATCTCTGGCCTGAAGGGTATGGTATTTCGCAAGCCATCAAACATTGTTGCACCAGCAGGTGCAAAGCGTTTTATAGATAATGTTGATCTAGCTGGCACACCACTTGATGTCTTTGTTCAGAGCATATTTGAGCGTGTGCTTAAGACAGGCAGAAGTGGCATTCTTGTTGATTACCCGCCCATTGCTAACCCTGGCGGGTTTACTCTTGCTGGCGCAGAACTGTTAGGTGGGCAACCTTTAATGGCTCACTATACTGAAAAAGCAATAATCAACTGGCGCACAACCCGAATTAATGGCGCGGAAGTTCTAACACTTGTAGTTTTGCAAGAAGAAAAAGCTATGGAGCAGAACCCATATTCACACGAGATGCAGACAGTTTTCAGGGTGCTTGATTTAACGCCTGAAGGATACCGCCAACGAGTGTACCAGCGAGTTGATAATGCCGATAATCAGATTGGTGAAGATTTATATCCGTTGATGAACAATCAGCCGATGCGAAGAATACCTTTTTACTTTGCTGGTGTTGACTCCATAAGTTCCGCAGTCAGCTCACCTCCGCTGCTGGATTTAGTTGATATGAACCTGGCGCACTACATGGTCACATCTGACTATGAACACGCTTGTCACTTCTCAGGCTTACCAACTTTGTTTATCACTGGTCACAGAATGGAACAAGGTGACCCGCCTATCACATTGGGTGGAACGTCAGCAAACTGCCTGCCAGACCCGATGGCGAAGGCATTTTACGTTGAAACAACAGGCGACTTCCCTGCTCTGCGAACGAACCTTGAAGATAAAAAATCACAGATGGCAGTGCTTGGCGCAAGAATGCTGGAAGGGCAGAAGTCTAGTGTCGAATCAGCAGAAACGCAGAAAACAAGGCAATCGGGTGAACAGTCGCAACTGGCGGCAATGACTCAGGTCATGAACATTACAGTCACTAATGCACTGACTACGTTTTTGCGTTGGGCTGGGTTTAATGCACCTGTTGCATATACTCTTAACAACGACTTTGTACCAATCAGAATGTCAGCACAGGAATTGACTGCACTTATCGGCTCCTGGCAATCAGGCGCAATCTCTAACCAGACCTTGTTCGATAACTTGCAAGATGGTGAAATCATTGCTCAGGGTGTTACGTTTGAAGTCGAGCAGGAACGGATAAACAGCCAGCGGATTGATTGATGAATAAACAATTTGATGCGGCAGTTGCGTTACAGCTGGACATTTTCAGGGCATCTGAAGGTGTCAGTCAGAACGTAATCCGCATTCTGCGCCAGTTAGAACGTGAGCTGATTGGCAAACTCGCAGGCGAGATGACCGAGTGGGGCAGGGCAAGGGCAAACAAGCAATTAAAAGAAGCACAGGCTCTGATAGAAAAGTATTATGACCGTATCGCCATTCAGTCAATATCAGATACCGATGAGATTGCAAAGGTCGCAGCACAAGTAACTGCGTCATCCATTAGCAGAGACGCTGTTTTGCCAGCAGCAGCAGTCTTGGATAAAATAGCAACCGATGCTGTTATTCAAGGTGCGACACAGGGTGCATTTTGGGCAAAGCAGTCTGCTGATGTACAATTTAAGTTTGCGGCAGCAGTGAGGCAAGGTATTGCAGGGGCTGAGACTAACGCGCAGATCATAAACCGTGTGCGCCAAGTCATGGATGTATCGCGCAGCAACGCAGCGGCACTGGTGCAGACATCGACAGCGACCATTGCCAACGATGCTCGCATGAAGGTGATGGAGGACAATGATGACATCGTCCTGCGTTATAGGGCAGTCGCAACACTTGATTCGCGCACCTGTTTAGTCTGTGCGCCATTAGATGGTAAAGAGTGGCAGAAGTCTGGCAAACCCTATGGCGGTCACAGTTCGCCAATGCCAAGTTACCCGCTGCACTTTAACTGCCGATGCTTGTTGATTCCGGTTGTGCTTGATGGCGAGCCTGGTGGAACAAGAGCGTCAGAGACAGGACAGGTCAAGGCTTCACTGACTTTTGAGGGCTGGCTATCACGGCAGACGCAAGATCGTCAAGATGATATACTTGGCAAAGGTCGCGCAGAGATGTATCGTAAAGGTGAGATAACGCTGAACGATTTAGTCAATGGCAGAGGTAGGCCATTAACGATTGCACAGCTTAAAGAGAGAAACAATTAAGGCCAGAGGCCATGACCAGGGGTCAAACGATGGAAATAACACCAGAAATAAAAGCAATAGTTGACGAGGCGGTTGCTACTGCTACTGAAGGCTTAAAGAACCATAACAAGCAGTTGTTGGCAGACTTGAAGAGAAACGAGCGCAACGGCAAGTCCGTTGATCCAGCAGAGGTTGAGCGTTTAGAGGCTGCGCTAGAAAAGTCGCAAGCTGATAACGCAACACTGCAAAAGCAGTACAAAGATTTGTCCAAGAATTTTGAAGAGAAAAGCAATGCTCTAGACTCAGAGTCAAAATACACTCGCCAGCTTTTGATACAAAACGGCCTTACAGCAGAGCTGTCTAAGGCTGGAGTGACAAACCCAACACACCTGAAAGCAGTACAGGCCATGTTGAAGGAAAATGTGCAAATCGTTGTCGAAGGTGATGCGCGAATTGCAAAGATCGGTGATAAAGCCCTTTCGGACTATGTGAAGGAATGGGCAGCGGGTGACGAAGGCAAGCATTTTGTCCAAGCACCTGCAAACTCTGGTGGTGGAGCCACTGGTGGAAATGGCGGCGGGGCTGCCTCGATAAAAGGCAGAATTGATGGCTCACCTGTTGAACGAGCAGCATATTTCGCCACAAAATTCCCTGACTTAACGCCATAACCTAAGAGGTAATTATCATGGCTCTAACCAACATGAAAGTGTTTAACGAGTACGTCCGAGAAGCAACAATTGAAACTGTTGCCCAAATGGTCGAGAAATTTAACGCAGCCAGCAACGGCGGCATCCAGTTGTCTACGCAAGGCTTTGACGGCGACTTCTTCCTGAAGTCAATGTTCTCCAGCCTGCACAGCGCACAACGCCGTGTAGATCGCTACGCCACCAACACCAGCGCATCAAGCACTCAGCTTGCACAGCTTGAGCATGTGACTGCAAAGGTTGCTGGCGGTTTTGGTCCAATTGAGTGGGAACCTTCACAACTGCGTTGGGTCGGTGATAACCCGACTATTGCTGTTGAAGTTATCTCCCGCAACATGGCTGAGGCAATGCTGCGTGACATGCTGAACGCTGGTATCGCATCAGCAATCGCTGCAATGGAGAACCTCGGCGCAACGGTCACGAATGACATCGGCACTGGCCGTGATCTGACCTACAACGACATCAACAACTCACACGCACTGTTTGGCGATTCCAGCCAGTTGCTGGTGTGTGATGTGATGGACGGCGTGATGTATCACAAGCTGATCGGTCAGAACCTGACTAACGGCGCAGAGCTTTTCCAAGCTGGCACTGTGACTGTTGTCGAGATTCTGGGCAAGCGTATCGTTGTGACTGACGCTCCTGCACTGCGTGAGACTCCTGCAACTTCCACCAATGACATCAAGATTCTGTCACTGGCACAAAGCGGCATTGTTGTACACGATGCTGGCGACCTGATCACCAACGTAGAAACCAGCAACGGCAGTCAGCGCATCAAGACTACCATGCAGGCTGACTACACGTTTGGTCTGGGTCTGAAGGGCTACGCTTGGAGCAAGTCTGTTGCATCACCGACTGATGCAGAGCTTGGCACTGGCAGCAACTGGACCAAGATCGCTACCAGCGTGAAGCACACTGCTGGCGTGTTGACACTGGGTCAGGCTGCTTAAACGTGACTCCAGCGGAGTATTGGGCGAGCAATGAAAAGTTGCAGCACATTACTCCGCTGGGCGAACGATTCCCCGAAGTAAATCTGTTTCCTGCCTTACAAAAAGCAATCAAAGGTTATGTTTTCGAGTTTGGCTGCGGCGATGGTCGGCTTGCGCCAGCTTTTAATTCTGATCAATATGTTGGCTACGACATAAACTATTCTGCAATCAAAGCAGCGAGACTAAACAATCCGTCTTATCAATATACCGATGATCA